AAAATTTCTTTGTATTTTTTATTTAGATCTTCATCTTTTGGCGGTGTTTTCTCTTCAGCCTTATTTCTAGTTTCTACTTCATAAATAATATCGGATGCACAGGCCATTGCTCGATATTCAAGCAATTCTTCTTGCTGTCCTCGTACATTAATAGTAGTTCCTAAATAAGCCGGCTGAATGTCTAAAATACTGACTTCTTGAAGGTTAATCTTATTAAGATTACGAATTTCAGTTTCTCCCACCTTTTCCCAAGTTGATTCAGCTGCAGTAAAGCCAAATGACCAACCCTTCAGCTTTCTTTCTTCTGCCTTTTTCACAACTTCCGCATCAGTAACTACGGCACGTGCATACAATCCAACATTATCTTCCCTGAGTTCAAGCGTACCGCTTTCTTGGTCTCCCAATTTGCGTTTATGATTGAACATTAAATTCACATTATGATTATCTTCTAATGCTCGTTTAAACGTTCCACTTGTTACTTTTTCGATGAATTGACCTCGTGCATCTTTTAACGGTAAACTAGCTCTTTCTGTTACATTAACGTATCCTTCAATCACCGCTTGACCGTTCCGCACCTCTACCTTCATTACCTTCACCCCCTTTCTTTAAATCTCCAAATTGACCTGTATTAGGCGTGTAAATTGTTTTATTATCCGGATAATACAGTACATTGGCTAAGTTCAATCCTAAGAATTCAATACCTAACGGTTCCATATCTTCTAACTTTCTAATTTCATCAATCTTAATCCAGTTAGCTTCAATAGCCGTCTTATATGCTTGATACCGTGATAACATATCTGCTTTCAGTAAATCGTTTAAATCAAATCTAAAATAATATGTGCCTTTTTCCGCTTCAAGTAATAAGGATCTATTAATAGCCTGAGTTAAGCAAGCCACAATTGGTACTATTGCTGTTTTAACAAAAACTCGGAACGCTTCTTCATTAGTAAATGTATCTTCTGTAAAGCCTAAAATCTTATACAACAGTTCTGTATTTGTCTGCTTGTTTTCATTCAACTGATTTTCCGTTGCCGTTGAATCTGCATCCTGAAAAGTTACACCATTATTTAATACAATTACATCACTAGTATTGTTTGAATAGAGCTGTTTCCAACCCTTCTTCAATTCGTCCATCATCTCTTTAGATAATTTTCTTTCAGATTTAAGGAACCCTTTTTTACCGCCCTTGGACATGGCACCGTTTTCATAGCACAGGGCGTTATACATTGTTGATAACAACACTGAATTATCATCAATTAACCCTCTGCCACGAACTCCATTATGGCTATTTCGTACGGCACTCATAATATTGAAATCATCGTAAATGGTACCATCAACTACATAATATACTTCTCTATTAATGCGTCTGCCATTGTCAATGATAGCTACACTAGATTTAGGCAAGTATTGTAAATCAATAGCCTTGTTACCTTCTTTGCCAATATAACAATAGCAATTACCTTCCAATAATAAGTCATTAATCATGGCCACTTTGGTCTCAAAGGTACTTAGTATACTATTTGTTTCAATATTCAGTAACCTTGTACGATTATCACCAACAACTTCTTCTACACGATCATTAACCACCTTGTATAACTTAATTGGCAATCCGGCCACGATGCTTGCAATCATATATACACCACTTGCCACAGCCGGAATAGAAATAGCTTCACTTCTTGTTACCTTGGTTCCAAAGATTCTACCTTTAAGCAGTAATTCCAATTCTTCATCTGCACTACGTGTTTCAATACCTAACCATTTTCTCCAATTCATCTACTCACCCCCTTTACTATGTTTGAATTGCCCAATTAATTGTCTGATTAAACATATAATCTTGTTGTAATAGATACATTGCATTAATTGTAGCTACTACCATGTCAATTTTTCCTGTCGAACGCTTTTTATTTACATACCTATTCATGTTTGTATCATAAACACAGCGTGCATTCTGAAAGTTTATTTCAAGCAATTTATTGCCTTTTTCGTAAATAAATTTGCCATTGCTTACTAATTCAGATAGCCATTTTGTAGGCGGATGCAACACGCTAGAATGTTGCTTAATTTCTACTGTAGTATACCCTTCCTCTTCCCATTTTTGAGCAGAAGAAAGAGCGTTCCACCTGTCATATCCTATACCTAATACAGTAACATCATAGGTTTCCTCAATAGCCATTACATAGCGTTCTATAGCACCATAATCTACTGTTCTATCACCACAAGCTATTGCATATGCAGCCTTAATAAAATCATGGTATGGAATGCGTTCTAACTTGCTCTTTTCCTCAATTCTATCCTCTGGCAAGAATGCCTTAACATCTGCTAATACAGATTCTGATTCTTCATCATAGCTCACCATTGATACAGCAACATTATCTGTAGTTAAGGCAAGGTCTACGCCTATAAAAACATCTCTACCGCTCCAATCAATATGTTCTACTGCTCCCTTTTGTAGGTCTGCAATATTAACAAATGATTCAGAACCGGCACCGGAATATATGATATTACAGTGTTTGGTAATAAAGTTTTCACGTTTTGATTCAATCTCTATAGCCTTGTTTCTCTTTTCCTTTAAATCTTCCATGATTTGTGGAACTTCCAAAGCTAATGGATTGGCTTGCTCTAAGATACTATCATTTGTTGCCCAAGCTTTTTGATTATCCGGCTCATACAACAGTGAAAATGTTTTATCATCCTCAACGGCACCTGTTAATACTCGTTTAGCATACTCTACTTCATCTTCAAATGGATTAGTAATTGTTGGATATTTGGTAGATATAATAATTCCCAGCTTATTCAGTATTGTTAATTGGCCTGAACGCATGGCTTCTATGGCATATGTATTAGGCAATGCTCCAGTTTCGTCAACTAAAAAAACACTAGGCAACTTACCATCAAGCCGACTAGTGGAATAATTGAGTGGAATATAACGGTTTTCAGTAATATTACAGTGAATATAATCACGCAATAACTTAAATTTTTCTTTACCGTTGAGTTTCCCTAATAGTGCCAGCGAACTGCCAATAATTTCTTCTATGGCCGTTTTAACTTCTCTTGATAAGCTACCGTCCGGTGCTACTGAGTAAAACTTTGAGTATTTAGGCTCTAATAACATTAAAATAATAAAAATAAGACCTACTAAGAATGTTTTACCATTCTTTCTACAAATTTCAAGAATCGCATTTTCATAACGTCTCTTTTTATGATTATCTTTATGTACAATGCATAAAACTGCTACAAGGAAAAGCCATTGAAAACCGGCTAATGAATTGTATACCGTTTGACCGGCTTGCAATCCTTTAGGCATTACTAACAACTTCAGCAGCTCGTTCATCGTTTTTAGTTTCTGTTCATCCACAATATAGAATTTATCCCTATTATTGGCAATCTTCAAAAATTGCTTAACTTGTAACTTAACGTATTTTGGAGCATTGATTTTATTCTTAGATACTGCATATGCATATTGATAGGCTTTATGTTCCTTATCCATCCGCATCACCTTGCAATACATTAAGCAATGGATCTTGTTTTTCCTTCTGCTTATTGGCCACCAATACGCCCAATTTAGCCCTTGCCTGTGGAGATAAGCATAATTCATCACACAGTTTAAGGTATGTTCTTACAAGCCGTTCATGCGTGGCTACAAACTTATCATCATAGGATAATTCAGGCGTGTTAATTACTCGCATATTGCTACGTTCTAACATGCAAATGGCAACTGCAGCCTGTGTAATCGTTACTGTATCTAATTTACTCAGCACATCCGCTTCACGTAATGCATTTTGAATAAAATCAAATGCTTTTAATTGGTCTACATCCAAATAGTCCGGCGGTTCAATTGTTACATCACCACCTTTTTTGAATGCATTTTCAACGGCTAACCGTCTATCTTTTTCTTCTTTAGTCAAATGCTTTTTTGTTGCATTAACCGGCATTGCTTTACGCAAGATTTTCACCACCTTTCTTGAAAACCACCTATATATATAAGTATATGTTTCGTGTGCACGCACACGCACGCCTGTCCCAAAAGGGAAAATTGTGTAAATTGTGGGGAGCAGTACGGTCTTGCGATATGGCAAAATTTTAAAAATTTTTGATAGGGGGGGCTGAAATAATTTTTTTCAAATAATTTTTTCTAATCTCACCCTTATCAGCTAAGGCATGATGCCTTTTGCATAATGTAATCAAATTCTTTTTGCACAATCGCTTTGACCAAGCACTATGCAACGGCTCGATGTGATGTACATCAAGTGATTCATTGACGCTTACTATTCCTTCATCCTTATAGCACAGCACACATAAGTGCTTGTCTCTATCAAGAACTTCACGCCTACACTTCTGCCACAACTGACTAGATCTAAACCGCCTTATCTTTACACGTTGCCCATTCGCATTATCATGCTCACGCTTATAATCCCTCTTAGGTTTATTTGGGCATTCTCCTTCATGGATTCTGCCACAATAACTACAAGCTTTTAGCATATGACCTCCTACACATCATAGCCCATTGCTTTTCTGTTTAACCTGTGGACTTCCTCATATGGAATCCCTTCACGCATTGCAATCATATGCTCACAGGTCTCTTTCTTAATCAATCCACTATGAGCTTTAATATGACATTCGCTACATAGCTGAATAAGATTAATAGCAATATCACCGCCACCACTTCCTACAGTATTAACGTGATGTGGTTCAATACTAGTTCTCTCTCCACATAATTCACAAAATGGTTTACGCATTTCTGCAATAACCTTCTTATTTTTAATTCGTGAATGCTTAGGAAACATCTTTATCACTCCTTTACGGCAATAAAAAAAGCACCCATTGTTAAATGGATGCTTGAACTGCACCCCAAAAATTGGACACAATTTTTGGAGGTGCAGTTTTTTTATGGCAAAGTATTCTAAAGAAATTAAAGAAAAAGTTTACTGTCTATTTGAGCGTGGATGGGGATTCCATGCAACTGCTAAAGAATTAAA